TTGATGAAGTTAAAGAGAGGATTTTGCCAAAACCATTTTTTTATAAAGCTTCTGAATTTACAACTTTATCAACCCCAAAAGAGAATGAATATTGTATCATAGATGCTTTAGATGAAGTTGAAGGACATTCATTCTATAATGTACTGCAATCAATCAAGCATTATAAGAAAAAAAATCCAAAAATTAAGGTACTGTTCACTTGCAGAAAACATTATGTAGCTTCTTATGCACGACATTTTGCAGATTGTAATCATTTAACATTCATCGAAATATGCAGACTAAGCGAAAGAGATGTAATGAATGTTATAAGCGGCAACTGTAACTGTTCTGAGGCTACATTAGCAAATATAAATAAAAGCCCTAAATTAAAAGAACTCATAACTATTCCCAGATATTTGACATTCTTACTAGAATATATCAAACAAAAAGGAGAGTGCTTAAATATTGGTGAATTATTTGAATATATGATTGTCTGTTCAATTAAGGCTGCTATAGAAGCTCATAAAGGAATACAAAATACCGAAAGTATAAGAATCCTTCTTCAGCGACTCCTAGAGAAAATGGCATTTGTTATGGAGATAAGCAGAAAAGACCAAATTTCAAAAGATGAGTTATACACCATACTTGACGGAATAAAAGGCAATATGACGCAGATGTTCATTGCCAATTTTGATTTATTGTATTTTGAGAGTCGTATATTGAAGGATACGGATGGAACATTACAATTTGAAAACACTGAACTGCAAGAATATCTTGCAGCAAAGGAACTATGTAGGCAAGATGATATAGAAAGTGTACTTTATGATGTTGCTGTACATAAAGAACTGAAACATATATATCCTAACTGGTATGATGTAATTCCTCACATATCATATTCGAAAGATAGGATTCACACTTTTATCAATGTCTTCAGACTCATTATATCATACGAATCAAATTTGGAGAACGTAGCTTTCGAAAATCTATTAAAATATGTTGATCCTTCTGTCCTGTCAATTCAACAGAAAGAAGAACTGTTTTCAATTATCTTTGAACATTATCAACGTATACCTGCATATATCATGTGGAAAAGCTCTATGAGTAATTTGTTACAAAAATGCTATACAATAAATTGTGATAGTCAAATAATATTGTCACATGACAAACTCAATAAGATACAATTATCTAATGTTACTGTTACTCTTGATGCAATTGTTGAAGTTAAAAAACATAGTGATGGCATTTATAATTATTGGAGGCAAGCAGCAAATTACTTAATGGGAACTGACGATAACGAAAACAAACTTGCGGCCTTAAACTTGTATAATGCACTTAAATGTGTAGACGAACTTATACAATTATCAGAATCTTACAGTTATTTTACTAAAAAACTAAAAGAAAAGTATTGTGAAGTAACAGGATATATGAGAATTGCAGATAATCGTGTTGTTGATTGTTGGTTGAATGATTGTTATATAAGTAACCCTTATGCGATAAATGCTGTCTTATATATTGAAGATTTACCTACATTAATTTATGCATACAGTAAAATTATAGAAGACGGTAAACTCTGTGAGTTTTTTAATGAAAAAGGATCATTGGCTGTATTTTATGACTTGCACTTAAAATCACAATTTGATATTGCTTGGAAAGGGAACACCGAAAACAAGGAACTAATCACGAGAATTATAACGAGTTTTATATCCAATCAATCATATACCACTCATAGCGAAATTAATGCAATTATTAAACAAATATTATTTAATGAAACAACCGGACAATTGTTTATTAAGAGCTTTGATGGTATTTGGGATTTAGAAGATTTATTTCGACGTTTTGATGCGGAACTTATTGATATTGAACTTATATCATCTTTAGATAAGTCATTATCAGAAGCACATGTAGAGCCTTGGTATATAAATGATATTCTCACTAATCTTATTAACAAAATCAGGAAAGATAAAGATAAGAAGGATTCTATCGCAGAGTACGTAGAACGTTATGCCGATACATTTAAGAGATGGGATGAAGAATCCATAAAAACAGGAAACAAGAAAACTGATTCGCATAATCAACAACTTATAAAAGCATATGAAGTCCTTAGTGATGCCAATGTTTCCCAATATGATAAATATGAGGCTGTAAATAAATTATCAGATAATATTGAATTTGTAAAGGCCCAAAATACGGCTCCTTTGATAGATATTATAAAAGCATTTTTTGATGAGCTTGATTTGGATAAAATGATATTGGAGAGGAAAACACATAATTCCTTTACATTACCATGGGCATTACCTAAGATACCTGCTTTTATAAAAGTTCTATACCATTTAGGCATTAATGATTTATTAAATCGTTACAGAATAACTCTTGCTAAAACTCTACCATATTTTTGTGTTACAAGGAATTATGACACCAACGAAATAAGGGATATTTACAAGTCTGTTATTGGTAGCATTAGTGATGATGAAAAACAACAACTTGTAAAATGGTGGAAGGATAGAAAAGATGATTTTATGAATATTAGTTCTGACGACATATGTATGTGTATCACTGATTATAGTATTGATGCACTGTATTATAAACTGGAGGAGTATGTAGAACAATATATTGAACATACAGACCTTGATCATAGTATAGCTGCAGCCAAGGCATTAGATATCATATCAAATGGTGACTATGGTTGGAATATAGGCAGATACAGAAAATTGTTTAGTTTACTTGAAGATGAAAGTATTACAAGTGTAAAAATGCAATGTAATGAAATAATGATTGAAAAGTTTCAAGATTCTGAGGCTATTACTTGGCGAATTAATTATTTAAAAAATAATGTTATAAGATCATCTCATAATGAAACAGGAGAATTTCGTCCAATTTCACAAGAAGAAGCTGAAATAATAAGCACAAAGCCGTATATGTTCAGGTGCTTCATGAGAATAAAAGAAAATGAAGCTTTAGCCGAACAAATGCTTAATCTATTTGATTTCGGACTAAAATTATGTGTAAATTCAAAGACTCAGCAATATGCATACTATCTTCTTAATCAGATATACCATTTCTTTGTAGATTTAAATAAAATACATTATATCTCAATGTTAAGAGAAAAGGTTGAAAAACTTAATAAGAAAAATGTCAGTTATTTGGCTACGAATATCATGAATAATGCTGAAATGCTGTTCCTGAAAAATGAAAAAACAAACATAGGTAAGGCTGTCAAACGATATAACAAATGTATTGAAGATTCACATTTAAGTATTCGGAATGATGGTGATTTAAGGCGTTATTTTACCCAAATCTATTGCGAAGTACAAAAAGAGATACAAGACCAAGGTATATATGCATTAGTTCGCCAGGATTTATTAAATGAAGATTTCATTCAAAGAGAGTTGAAAAATACCATTATCAACAAGTGCTGTCAGATGGGGCTAGAAGCCGTTAAAGTAGATCGTGAGGTTGCCCTTCAAGATAATAAACGCACAGACATTCTCATTCGATATGGTATGTGTAATCCAATCATGATAGAACTTAAATTACTTCACAATAATGAAATTCAACAAAATAGTAAGCGTCATAAATATAAGGAAAAGTTTATTCAATATATTAATGCTACCAATCCTTGCTTGTCTGTATTTTGGGTATTTGATGTTCACAAGGGTGGAAATTATTCTAAATTCGATGAATTAAAAGAGGAATACAAAGATTTACACTATACTTTAGTCTTACTGACGGATTGTAAATGTAGTAGTATTGAAACAGGTATTGGTAAAAATAACTCATAATAGAAAAGGAATAAATTGACAATAGATTAAGGAGAGGATTTCCCTCTCCTTAATAAAGAAATCTACGTTATGCCTCTAACTCCTTCAACGGCAATCCATAATTATATTGTCTGAAAAATCCTTTGTGTATAAGTTTCAAACCAAGGGTCTAATAATACTTGTAGTCATTCATCCTTGGTGCAGAGGTATTTGTAACCATAGCGCGGGGCGTACTCCTTAAAGAAGCGGTTGCGCTTTGGTTTCTTTTTCTTCTTTATAAGCCGGTTGGCCAGTATCGCTTCCTCCGTATCATAATCCGTAGGAGAGGGAGTGAACAACCCCAGATTAATACCGGCATGATTCTCCTGCTGATATTCATGCCGAGGCTCCTCGCATATGGTTTCTACCTGTTTCTGACGCTGGTTCATGATAGTAGAAAGAGCGTTATATCTCAGCTCCTGGTCGATATTCAGAAACAGAACTGGCGGTCAATCTTGGAACCGCTAAAATTCAGTTGGTTGCATGTGAACTTGACACCTTGCATCTCTTTGGTCGTGGACTTAGCTTCCATTACGTATCAATCCCGGATCTCCGCAAAGCTAGTCGCAACTCACTTCAGCTTCGAGCGTTCGGAATTTCTCGTTTCAAAATATGCTAGATAAAATACTTTACTTTGTCGTGAAGGTATAACCGCATAAAATTGACATGCTCTTTTCCTTCGGTAAAATACAAGCGGTAATGGGCTGTCAACATCTTGCAGACCTTTTCATTCCGGTAACAGTCGATATGATCTGCGATGATGAACTGCGTGTTCTCGATTCCCATCAGTTTCATATAGTTGTGGGCGATCTTTAGCATCAGACCATCATCGTTACGGATACAGTATATTTCCTCTGAGATACCCTCTTTTTTATACATAGTTTTTGTCCAGAAAAAGAGATAAAGGAGTAAATAAACCGGTTATTTTATTTCAATGTACCCATAATATATTATGCCACTTTTTTATTTGAAAGCTATAGTTCCATATGATAATACATTCCACTAGTTCAGGGCTTCTTTTGTATATTTCAACAACTTCCTTAAAATCATCTATCATATCCTTTTTTACGGTTTTCTTGCCACTGAGGACTGTGAGATTGTCACAATTTTCACTCTATCTATAAAAAATGATTCATCAGCATAATGACTGAACATTTTGTGTTCGGATTGGATTATATTGTTTCCTCCACAATTGAAACACGTACCTTTTTCTTCCAATCTAGTGTCCTTTGTAGGGAAAATGGCTCTCACGACCGTTAGTATCTCGTTAAGCCATACCGGATTGGCCAAAGCCGCCTCATGGCGGCTTGTGACCTTGTAATTTTCTCCGGTTATCTTATCATGGACTTCAAGTGTGATTCCTTCTCCGACGGCAGTTACCTTGTGTACGGAGCATTCGCACGGATCACCCATCTTGTCAAACCAGATTACGTAAACCGGATTATCATTGTCTGTCAGTATTACTTCGGAAACCGAGTTTGCCTGCATCAGTGCAAGTATCCTGCCGATGATTTCATCGCACAGGTTTTCAATTCTTTTTTGGAGAATATTCATATTCAGATAAGATTTAGATGTTGGACTTCTTTTTTGTATTTCTCCAGTGAAGGCTTGTATCCCTGTTCATGGATAACGTCCTTCAGCTCTTTCAGGGTATAGGTCCGGGCTATGTCCAGTCCGTAGTCTTCCGCAAAGGCTTCTATTCCAATCAGACAATACCCCATATTGCGGTGTACCGTTTCTGCATTGATTTCCATAGAGTCATCTGTTCCTTTGGGGAGTACAGCCTGCTCCTTCAATTGACGGATCTTGTATTGCAGGCCGGAGGCGAGCCTTTCCATGTTCCTGTCATGGTAGGTCAGCCCGTCCTTGCGGATACAGTATTCCACTGTCTGCCCCATGAAAGAGTTGCGGAATATTTCGCAACCCAGTATAGTACGGATATGTTCCACCTCATAATACCGCATGGCTTGTACATCTTTCAAATCCTTTTGAATCTTCGGAATCCAGAATTGCGGGTCGTTGTCACATATTGTCTTTTCCAGCCATGTCCGGTGGAATGTAGTAATCTGTTTTCTGAACACTGTCTTGGCAGGCATATATCGGTTGGGATGGCGTGTCATGATAAGATAATATTCACTTTCATGCCATCCGCGTTTACATTTTTGTAAGGCGATGTAAGCGAGTCCTATACGGCAGTATCGGCGGCTATCATCACGGTCCCTGATATGCTCGAAATCCGTTTCACATCCATAGAATTTGGCTGGAAGCCCTGTATATTTTTGGAATTCCATGACCCGTTCCTTGAAATACCGGATATTATCCTGGTCTTTTTGACATAACAACCTGGACATTTCAGGTGTGATGAATTCCATCCGCAGATAATGGAAGTATTGAGGCTTCTCCTTCAGAACCTTCTCGGCAAGTTTTCTGGTCTGTAGTTTCTTCGGCAGTTGAGGGAGCCAGCGCAGACTATGGCCGTATTCGGTGAAATATTCCACAAGTTCCCTGTTCCAGCGTTCCGATGGAATATCAGGGTAGAACGAATCCCTTCTGGCCAGTGCCATACAAACCTCTTTCGTCATCAAGTTCGGTTCAAGAATGAAGTTGTAACTGTTGATTTCTCTTTTTACTTCAAGTGTATGAATAAGTCTTTCCGGTGTCCGGAACCGTCTGGGAAGTTTGTTAAACAGGTTAGGTTCCAACTCCATTGCTTTGTCAGCCATGGCATTATCCGCATGTTTGGAGAACCACTCGTAATGTCCGTATGAATCGAAAATGCCATGTAGGTTGCCTGTTTTGTGACAGATGGCCTTCCATACGGTGTCATAGTCAAGCCAGCGTATATCCACTTCCTTGATACAGCGTATGGCCCATTCCTTGTAGTATGCTGCCTGTTTGAAACATTTAGGCATCATTTTGTCGATAGTCATGGTTGCGATACGTTCGTCATGGATCAGTTCATTCCAAAGTCTGAAATCCTTGGCTTGTCGCGGAACGAAAGAAAGCATGACGCTTGTTTCATATAAGAACTGCTGTTCATACCTCTCTGAACAGTACCGGTAACCTCCGTTTTGCTGTACGTCACGGTAAAGGGAGTATATTGCATCACGGACTGTTCCGTTGTTCCATGAGGATGAAGGTATCAGATGCAGGTAGTGCATGAAATTCCTGTGTGCGAACAGCGATTCAAGTATGTCACTGTTCCTGTATTTTTCCGGTATGTCAGGAAAATTACTCTTTTCGGCCTTTATTGCCCTTAGACAAATCTGGCGGTTACGTTTTTCTTCAGGTATCTTCGAAAGCTGCCAGGAACGCCATCCGTAATCATCTGTTTTGAATATACTGTCAAGTATTTCAGAAGTAATATATTTCTCCGGCAGATAGTTGACCAGTTCCGGACGGTGTTCGGTCGCGGCCAGTTCAACCATTTCCATTGTGATGAATTTGTCCGGCATACATGATATAGCCTTTGTCATATTGATTTCTTTCATGATTTCAGTTTCTTAGGTTTGATGACTTTTATAAGTTGTGTTTTGCGGAATACATATACCGTTTTCCCTTTTTCACTGACTCTTTGGGGAAGGCTTTTCCAGGTATCCCATCCGTTGACAATTTCCGGAGTGAATTCCAGTTTTCCCGTTTCGTCGATTACGGCAAAGTAAAGTCCTTTGTCCAAAGGGGAAGGCGTATGGTCCTTGTCGGGAACAAAGACAGAAAATTCAGGATTGCTGATTTCATAGATTTTTCCTTCATAGCCCAGAAACCATCTTCCATTTTCATACAGGTAAGTCCAGTCTCCGAGCAGGAAGAACTTTTCCTTGCCTGATATTTCCTTTGCTTTGTGAATGGGATTCCCATTATTCAAAGGCCAACAGCTTGTCTTGTTTTCGTTTGATGAGAGTCCTCCTCCCAGATGGAGCAGGTTTCCCAAAGCGAGCAGTTTTCTCACCCTGTCTTCCGTACGGTAGAATGTCCTGAGTATTCTTCCGCAGTTTTCAAAATCCCCTCTTTCAAAAACGGTGATGTACCGTATTCCTTCCGGCAGGGACATTCCGATGTAAGTGTTTTCATCATTTGTCATAGTCGTATATTTTTATATGATTGTTTATGAATGGGATTCTTTGTCATTCCAAGTCTCTTGCGCGGACTGGATTATAGGGACAGGACTGTACCAGGTAATTGGTATTTCTGCCCTGAGTCTGACTGTGCTGTCTGAAACATTCGATGTCATCTTCCTCCAGTTTCAGTTTTCTTCTGTTCTTTTGCAGGAAGTCTGCTGCCTTTTCTATGGAAGAGAAGACCGCCTTTGGCTCGAATGAACTGTATTCGTGCCATGCGTTGCAGCTGAAAAGGATATACATTTCAGCCTTTATTCTGTTACTTGCTGCCATATCTTATCTGATTATTCAGGTTGATAAATGACAAAGCCCGATTCCGCTGATGACGGAACCGGGCCTGTCGTATTCGGTTTCAGGTTTTAATTCTGGTTATATGAAAGCAGGAAATCGGCCATTGCTCCATTTTGTGGAATCATGGCAGGGAAATCAGTCTTTCCCGGTTTATAGATTTCTGTCGCTACATTGTAGACATCCCACGCTGTAATGCGTGGCTGTTCAAGTGAGAGTTTGAGCAGTTCTTCCGTAAATACGGAAATCTGTCCCTGGTTAAGCGGATAGGTATCCACCTGTGATGCCAGTCTTTTGTCTCCACTGTCATGGGATACACGCAGAGCCGTCAGCATACCGATGATCATGTATAATTCACCGGGTGTCAACATCTTTTCCTTGAGCCTTTGGATTCGGCTTCTGTCCGCATCCATGTCACGCTCAAAATTGCGCATCCAGTCATCCACCTTCCCGAACAGTTCCTCGGTAGTCACCTTGTCCTTACCGTAGTTGGCAACACTTCGTTCGGGTGAAAGGATACACTGATTGTGGCAGATACGTACGCAGGGACCTATTGCCGCTTGGATACCGTCCTGATGGTAGGCTACCACGAGTGTGGTTGTCAGTTCATCGGTATCCCCGTTCAGAATACGGATGGTGGTGAATATTCTGCGCAGTACATGTGCCTCTACCGCCTTCTCTCCATAGGTCTGTTCCACCTGCGGCAGGATGACCACTCCGGGCTGTGTCCGGTTCTTGTTCTGGGCGGCGAAGATTTCCTCCACCTCATAGTTCAGGTTGTGACGGCGGCAGATGTCCGTCATGCGCTGGATGACCTGGTAGTGGTAGATTCCCCTGACCGGATTGCCGTAGATGTCGTTCTCCTTGTAGGTACGCTGGAGTGTTTCAAGGTCCATTACTTCGATTCCGTTGTTCTGGAAATCAAACTGTCTCTGATTGTTCAATGTTGCTAAAGCTTCCATAATTATATTTTTTAAAAGGTTGGTAATTATTTGTCCAATAGGTTGATGATACGGACTGCCTCTTTGAAGCGTCCGATATTTTCCGGAAGAGGATTCCTGTATTCCTCTTCCTTCATGCGTCTTATAGAAGGTATTCCCGTCAAGGGCAGAGCCTGGTTGACTTTCCATCCGTCGGTGAATGCCTTCGGCTGGAGACTGTCATGACAGATCACTTCCCCGACACATCCGTGGACGAGCATGTTGCATACGGTCATCATGCAACAGGTCCGGCTGATGTCTTCTCCGACCAGATAGTTTCCCGGATTGTGCGCATGGTATGCCAGCAGGAGTCTTCCGCTGCCGCATGTAGGGTCTCCCATCCTCTGTCCGGTCTCTTTTTTACCAGCCGCGCACATGACCATGAGTTCACAGATATGTGACGGTGTGAAGAACTGTCCGTTTGCCTGCTGTCCCGGTTTTGAGCAGTAAGCCATGTGGAGTTCACCGAAAGCGTCGAACCATCCCGACCTGCCGATTTGTTTCTGCATGATACGTGTCCATTCGGCTGTCATTTCCATGAACGAGGCGTTTTGCTGACGCTTGTATTTCCAGTTGCTTATTGGCGGTGCTCCCGGAGAGAAGCCGTGGATGATGAAACGCAGCAGGTCGTTAAATACGGTCTGTATTTCATAGCCGCATGAGGAGGCAAAGCCTGTGATGAGCCTGTCGAGCGGCCTGACTTCGTTGGAGATTTCATATCGTGCCATATTCCTTTATTTTATAATTGGTTATAGACTGTCGTTGATTCTGTATACTGTTACGGTATGGTTTTCATTGTCCGTGTGGATTCTGACCGGACCGTATCCCATGAATTTCATGCGGATTTGTCCGTGCTGTCCCATACCGTTCCACTGCTCACGTGATATTTCCTTAATATCCATGCGGTATCCCCAAAGTATAAGAGAGTCAGGCAGGATTCCCTTGTAGAGTCTGCCTTTCAGGATTGCGGCCAGCTCGTCCAGCTCGCTCCGGCTGTACAGCGTGAATGAATCGCTGCGGAAGGTGTATTCGCCTGTCCTTTCCCTGTCCCGGTGTTTCATGATATGATAGCGGAACCAGTTACGGGTAGTGTAACCGTCATACAACGGATTCGGTTCTCTGTATTCCCATTTCCTGACCGGAGCGTCGAACCTGAGACTACCCGTATTGCTGCGCTTCCCGAATCCCCATGTCCTGAATATGCGGATTTCTGTACCTGCGGGTTTCATGTTCCGGATGTTGACCTGAGTCCAGGGACTTCCGGTGGTATCATAGGCGGCTTTTCCCATGTCATCGAAACAGAATACCGTTTCCGGTATCAGGCATATATCCGCATATTTGCCTGTTATCCGTTCTATATGAGCTTTTCCGAAATAGTCACCAGAACGTGTGACAAATTCAACGCAGTCTCCTTCCACCGGACACATCTGCCTGCTTCGGACATTCTCCATCAGTTCCAGCATACGGTTCACTTTCCGTACTTCCTTTTCTGTTATGGGATACCCGAAGTCATCGTTTGCCAGTTCAAGACTGTCAAGGTCATATCGTATCTTTGTATTCATCCTGTTCTCCTCCTGTTTTGTGTATATCGTTCAACCTGTCGGGTGATCATGTCACAGAATTTCTGGCCGTTTTCTTCCTCACCCCTGAAATAGGCGGCCATCATCAGCAGGTTCTTGTTGTAATAATGCACCCATTTGTCATGGAAATGTGCGCCGGGAACCTGTCCGAATGTTTCCTGAAACAGTTCCAGGGCCAGATCCTCGTCCTGTCTCCTGTTGTATTCCCATATTGCCAGAAGCAGCATGTCATTGTAATTCAGTCTCATATTGCATTGGTATTTGAAGTGGCCATTATGATGTTGCAGCAACCTGTCTTCCTGATATTCTCCTTCAGCTTTCCGCTCTTTACCAGTCTGTCGTATGCTTCATGCACGAACCTGTATGCCGGTGAATCATATCCGATACCGTGCAGATGTGATGTCGTCGCCACATTTATCCGTGATGCCATCATGGAAAGGATATCCTCTTTCCCTGCCCGGCGGTTATTGAAGGCATCCAGTATATTCCTGTGGATGCACGTTCCGTATCTGGCACGGTAATATTCCATTTCTTCTTCATCGGTGAAGGAATACACCTCTTCCGCTATCGTATCCCTTACAAGACGGAATGTACGGCCTCCTTTTTTCAGTATGGCTGTAACCTGTGGAATATGCAGTGTTTCACAGTAGCCGCTTATTTCCATCGGATGCACGTACAGGCGTGTCTTTCCTTTTACAATATACATGGCCTGTGATGTACAGCCTGTTCTGTCCGTGTCGAATCCCTCTCCATGAAATTTCTCTTTTATTTCCTTGTAGAATGCGTCCGTTTTCTCATGGGAAAGACCTTTTCCCCATTCATATCCGCTTTCCAGACTGAAAAGCAGATGGAAGAGGGTTGTCCGTCCGGTCTTGCTTTCCCAGTAGCCGTAAAGGTCGGCCGTGCCGGATTTCGGTCTGAACCTGTATCCGTCCGGAGTATAGCTTTCCATCACTTCCAGGAGTGAGTTCATGAAATTTTCCGATTCTTCCGATTTCCACCATTCTGACGTATCGTCATCCATGGCATAAGCCGGTATATGGTTCATAACCTGTAGGTATTCCGGAGTTTCTTTCAGAATGTCCAGCATCCTTGTGACGGCTTCCTTCCTTTGTCTGATGGAGAACAGTTCTGTTCCGGTCTCCGCGTGAAGCCTGTTCTGTGTCTTCTGGTCTGTAATCATGACTTCTGATATTTATTGTTATACATTGTCTGCCTGTAAGGTACAGGCATTCTTATTTCTTGTTGTCCCTGTTGTCTGTTTGCCCGCATCCCTGCAAGGCTTGGCGGAAAAAAATACCGGAGCGAAGCGAGGATGATTTTTTTCCAGACAACCAGCCCGGCAGGGCCGCCTTGCGGGAGTTGCGCGGCAAACAGCTATTTTTGCAGCAAGAAATGAGGATGCTGTCATCATGTCTCCGGCATAAAAAAAGGGAACCCCATATTGCATGAGGCTCCCCAATACAGACTGTCGCATATATGTCAGGTATGTATGCTCCATCCGTGGAAACGTTCTATGGTGACGGCAAAGGACTCGTCCGGATTTCCATGATACAGCAGTCCTCCGACAATGCCTGTATTTCCGTCCGGATAACGTTCGCAGAATCCGAACGAATAAGGCGCATGGTCGTAATAGAGTTCGATTTCGCATGGACGGTTCTCGTTCTTCTCCCATTGTTTTAGACGTTCAAGACAGTTTTCCAGTGTCTTGTCATTGATTGATTTTGCATACTGTACGACCTTGTCGTAATGCTCTTGTGAACAGCAGATTTTCATATCGTTTGAATTTATTGGTTGGTAAATGTTTTTTCAGTCAATCCAGAAAGTACCGCAATGAGGGCATCTGCATCCAGCAGGATATTCATTCGAATATCGCACGTCACGGTGGCGTTTGTAGTTCATGTCACCGAAGGTGCATTTCCCGTCTCGGAATGTCTGCTCATAAGCGGCTTCCTGTTTCTTGTATTCAGCCATCCGGCTTTTTCGGACAGATCCGGTAAAAGGTATCATGCCCGTTTCCCATTTTGTGGAATCACACCAGTCATTAGTCATGCCGCAGACTTCATTGGCATAGGAATAGTGTACCTGTGAATCGACAAACAGGTTCTCCCTTCGGAAAGGGAAAGTGATGTCCAGCGGAATCCGTACATGATGTCCGGAACCGTTCCGGCTGTCGGCAATGGCTACCACTACATTCCCGTGGAAACGGATGCTTTTGAAATCGTTCTCAGGGTCTTTGCTGATGAGCCTGTCAAACATGGCGTTGAAGTAGATGCGCAGTTCTCCGCCGTATGTGGCATTCTCTACCAGTTCTTCAATCTTCTCGTCAAACTGCCCCTTTTTCAGATGCAGTGCGCGGCGTACCTTATGGCAGGCCATGGCGACTGATTCTCCCCGCAGTGAACAACCGGTCAGATATCCGCTGATTTCCACTCCAAGCGAATAGAAGAAATTAGTGACGGACGAGTTGCGTATCAGGTCCTTTACCGGGTCGGAATCGTTCCGGTCGTAGATAAGTTCCCTGATTTCATCTTCATGCTCTTCAAACTCTCCGGCTAAATTGTCCGCTTCCATGTTCTTTCTTGTCTCCTCCAGATAGTCGTGCATGTTTGAGCTTTCCTGTTCCTCATACCATTCGTATGCCTTTTCATAGAGTTTTTCCATATTGTTGGAACGGATGCATTCCTCCTGGATGTCTTCATGCTCATCAAGGTCATCCCGGTAGTCCACGTAGTAGAGGCTTACATACTGTGGAATATAGTCTGTAAGTTGTAATGTCTGGTTCATGATTCCTGATTTTAAGAGTTATACAAATGAAAAAGCCCTGCTTGTCGTGCAGGGCCTGATTCTTGTGGAACTGAAACCTTTGGAATGTCTGTTTGTATGGTATCTCCATGTCTCAAGCAGATAATCCTTGGTTCTCTTGATACTTCCGTGTACCATACATCCTTTTTCATCATACAGGTAGCAGGTGTTAAGGAGAACCGGTATGCCGTCATGCACCTTGTACATGTGCAGCTCAATATCATTCTTTATGGCGGCAGACTTTTCCTTTTCCACTTTTCTGTGTATGGCTTTTCTGACCTCGCCGATATGAGGAGAGGTATAGCCGATTATTTCCGAATGGAATGCAAACTGATATTTTTCCATAACACTTTATTCGTATTAAAATTCTGATATAAGTTCATCTTCATATACCTCCAGTTCAAGACCGCTCTCGACAATCCTGACCAGCCAGCGGCATTCCAGTCTTTCCATCAGTTCGACGGCACGGTATCCCTTATAGGGACGTCTCAGAAATACAATGTCTCCGGTTTTCATATTTGTTCCTCCTTTTTATTGTGCGTAGATTGTTTCTATCAGTTCTGCATCCGTAAGATAGCGCAGTTCCTGTGTGGAGCAGAACAGACAGATGCCATCCAGCAGTTCATATGCCGCAGCATTTAGGTTCCGTACTCCTTCGATCAGAGATTCTTCCAGTTCCTTGCTTGAAACAATATATATTCCGTGAATGTCTTGAACAGTTCTCAAAGGGAAATGTCTTTCCTGATAGATGATGTCCTTTATCATGTCATCCTGTGGTGGCAGTTTGGCGCTGATTGTCTTGAACTGTTCGGGTGCGAGTTCCTTCAACCTGTCAGGATTGAAGCGGAACATTCTGAATCCCTGATATTCAAATCCGGCAGGCTCCGCTATTCTGTTACTGGTCAGGAAATCATGTACGTGTCTGTTGCAGTCTCGGTTGTCCACATAGGCATGGAACAGGGGAAGGGAATTGAGGTTGACGGTGATGTCCGTGTAGGATTCCCAGCATTTCGGATTCTCCTTAGACCGGGATTCAAGTCCTACATACAGATTGTCATTGTCGATATAACTGTTCAGGACGAGTCTGACCTCAATGCGTTCAGCCGGATCTGTGGCTGTTTTCCAGTATAGAGTGTTTGATTTGTTCATACTTGTATTGTTTTTATGAGGGAATACGGCAGTTATTCTACCGCATTCCCCCGAATGTTATGATTTGATATTTATTTGTTTCTGTGCGGACTCCTTTTTCACGGTTCTCAATCTTTTTAGGAGATACAGGAAATATTCACGGTCATAGATCCGGAAAAGAAATTCCTCTGATGTCTCCTTGATGTGTCCGATGAAAGTTACTGATTCCCTGTCGGGAGGATATTGAAAGAAATGTCCGTCGGAAACAAGGGTGAGCTTCTTTCCTGATACATGGTCTATCAGTTCGTCCGGAGTTTCGTAATGTCCTTTTCCTTTATAGAACTGATAATGGTTCCGGCGAAGACTTTTCAGGGTATTCGCCATGTCCGTCCTTGCTTGTCTGGAATCTGATTGGATGACAAGGTTGCAGATGAATACGGGCTGTTTTCCGTCCAGTGAAAAATAATAGGGAATGAGTCTGGTTCCGGTTGTGACCGTTTTGCTTGTTTCCTCTTTTGAGATCACGGCTTTCCGGTTGATGATTTCCATGTGACGGTCTATCTGACTGTCCAGTTCGGATTGCGGAGTAAGTACGGAGCGTAGGCCCTTGAAATATCTTCCTTGACGGGTAAAGCAGAAAGAGTACATATTTCCGTAATACGGTTCTCCCACAAAAAACGAGTTTTGTCTCATGCGCAAGGGTGGCAGTACATCCAGCAGGTCATAGTAGTCTTCTTCGGTGATTTCCTTGAACGGTTCGGACAGGGACTGATTGTATAGCCGCAGCTTCTTGTCTATATCAGAAGGTGTTACGGCTTTCAGATAGGGATTGTTTTCCCGTATGCGCAGTTCTTCTATTGTTTCCCCACCATAGTCATTGTGGAATCCGTCACTCATACTTGTCAGGCATGTTCCGTCGAAGTAGCGGGAATCGATTACATATTTCAATCGGTCTTTCATGTCTTATAGGTTTTGAAGGTTCAACACTCTTTTGACTGCATATACGGCATTCTGTGTAAGTTGCCGTTGCCATGCCTGATATCTCGGCGACCATTTGAAACCGTATGATTTCAGTTCCTTGCGCTTCTGGTCATCCGGAATACTGTCAAACAGGATTTGCAGGCGGTCTGCCTCATAGTTCCATACCAGCATTCCGCCTTCAAATTTCAGTTCACGGTTTTCCCGTTCTTTGATTTCCTGAAGTTTCAGTCTGGCCTGGCGTGCCATTTCCGGCAGTTGGAAGAAACGGTTCCGCGGAGTGATAACCGGTTTCTTGCATTGCGCATTGAAGTCTGTAATGAAGTCCACTGCTTTCTGTACGATTTCCACTTCTCCTTTTCCCGCATAGGTGCTTACCTTATTAAGGATACTGCTGACGAACAGGGCACGGCTGTATCCTCTTGCTTTACCGGTATCAATATCATGAATAGTCTGTGCGCTGCTTGCAATGTCACGCTTCAGGCGGTTCCATGCCTCTTCCTGCTTCTGTTCTTCCGGTTTGGCAGCCTCTTTCATTCTTTCCATGGCAGCCTTGAAGCGGTTACGCCAGTCATGAAATTCATCAAATCTGTTCTGGTATGCGTCCAAGGCCTTGTTGTTACGCTGACAGTTGAATTTGGCAGGTCCTGTCACCATCGGACTGGCACATCGTGAGAGACTGCCCAACAGGGCGGAGAACTTGCTATGGTATGCACTGACATACTCATTCTGCTTTTCTTCCGGAATCTGTTTCAGATCCTCTACAAGTTGTTTTTCATATTGCATGATGTCTGTTTCCGCCCTTGCTTCAGGTTCGAAGGAACTCCATCTGTATGCGTTGTATGCAGCATCAAGCAGGTCTTCCAGATAGCCAGGATACAGGAATTCCACTGCTTCCCATTTTTCAAATTCATTTGGATGCAGTTCTGTTTCCCCGTCTGCCGTTTCGATGGTGTGTACATAGGAGCCCATTCCCGTACAGCGTTTACGGAAATGAAAAAGGACGGCTTCGTCATCCGTCCCTTGTTCTCTGATTTTCTTCACTCGGTAAGCATTCTTTCTTGTCAACGTGATAACCGTCTGTTTTCCGGTCTTGTCCTTCATGAGGTCTGCTACTGTACCTTCACATACCTTCTTTCCAACTTCTTCAGTCATATTCTTTTATTTAAATTAGACATGACCGGCTCCGTGGAGCCAGTATTTCAATTTCTTACTGGCCCAGCTGTTCTTTGCCAATGACCGGTGCAAGGCTTGGCAGAAAAAAATACCGGAGCGAAGCGAGGATGATTTTTTTTCAGCCAACCAGCCCGACAGGGCCGCCTTGCACAGTCAGTGGCAAAGGGCGATATTTGCTGTAAGAAATGAAATAATATTACAATATACTGTATTAGATCATAATCTGATTGAATCTGAATAAAAGTATGATGATAGTACTTTGAATAATGGTCTTCTAAAACTATAACAATATCTTGTATATTTTAATAATTATGGAACTGATCTAATATTAGTAAAATATCGTTTTACAAATAATAATGAAAATATACTTTTTGATAATATGGAAAAAGTATATTAGCTTTTGTAACTATTTGAATATTTTCCTGTTAGTTAAGGCTGACATGGAAAATATGTTCCATAGAGAAGTATTATAACTTTTGTAAAATATAATGGAATAGATAATAGTAATGGATAAAAATTACAAGGAAAAGGCGTCTGAAATTTAGTACTAAATAGGGATATTCAGTAAATGTCCCTAAAAAACAAGATGGCCTATGAAAATGATAGAACATAACCACTTCATATGCCATTATTATTGTCCTTATTCTTTGCTTTCTCACATAATTCTATCCGACAGGACATGAAGTTCTGTAAGAAGTCTGATGACCTCTTCTGATTCTGTGAGTACAATCATATCATGCAGCTTTAGCCGTTCTGTTTTTGATCTTGTCTATCATCAGTACGGCATTTGCCGTATGTATTCCGAAGAAAATCCACAGTATTTCCGTCTTCCTGTTTCTGGCCTTTATCCTTGAGAGCGAGTAATATTGCTTCTGAGTACCGAAGCTGCCTTCAAGCCGTGTGGCCCTTTCTTTTGACAGCTCACTTCTGAGTACCTTTCTCAATGTCTCATCCTTTGCCGCCCTTCCCTTACGCACAAAGGAAGTGGATATTCCATATTTCGTGCAGAACTTCCTGTTGGCATTATTGGCATATATGGAATCGGCAGCCACACATCTTACCCTCACCTTCATGAGTTTCTGCTGCATACGGATACAGTCCTTAAGCCGTATACCCTCATTGAAGGCCTTGAAGGAGATGTGTTCGATAAACGATATGCCGTCTATCTGTATGTTGCCCACCTTCGCGCCGAACTCGACAGATTGGGTTTCCTTGCCTCTTACGATGGGACGTATATAATGACGGTCAATGCTAACGATACGGTCACTGACTTTCCGCCCTGCAAACAGTTCCTTTTCCTGTACAAGAACCTTTCTGATGACGGAAAGACGTTTCTGGTAATCCCGGGTATATCGGAGTGAGGTTCCGTACTCTCTATGAATCTCATCCCTCTGTATGAGGAGTTTTTCAAGAAGTCTGATCATACGGCGCTTGAGCATCCTTGTCCTTGAAGTCTTCCTTTTTCGTTTCTTGCAGTAGGACAGATAGGACTCTGACACATTCTTGTATTTGTTACGGGGACGTCTTATACCAAGCTCCCCGCAATGCTTGCAGATATATCTGTAGAGCCATTCGAGGCTTTCCCAAAGGAGCTTCATCTCTGTAGGAAAACGCATATGGCTCTCGTAGCATGTGGTGTGGCATCGGTCATGCACACGTGAAGGTTCTCAAGATAAGGTTTCCAGTGTGAAGCCAGGACCTCCTGAAGGGAGTTAATGTCAAGACGGGATGCTATCTCATTACGGATGGCACTGACTATCTTGTAGTTGGTTATGGAAGATGACGGGTCTATCATGATTCCACAGAACAGCTGGTAGTGTATGTTCCCGTTGAGATGTTCCACCAGCTGTCTGTCGGAAAATCCGGTATAGGCCTTCAGCACCATAAGAGCTATCTTTGCGGAAGGACTGAAAATGTTCCTGCGGCCCAGAGGCTGTTCCGACAGACCTGCGGCTTTTGCCATACACTCAAACGGGAACACCGAATGAAGCCTGCCAAGCTCACTCTCATTAAAACTCTTGCGATATTTTTCCAGAATATCGAATTCTGTAAACCCCAAAGTTGGGTGAATTTCTGAAATATTTTGTATCTTAGTCATATCTTTGTTAGGGAATTACCCCCGTTTTGGCAGTCAAACCTTATTTGCGGGGGAATACCTAAAGATACAAAAAAGCCAACTAATTCGCAATACTTTAAGTATGAATTAGTTGGCTAATTCTATATTATTTACTGAATATCCCTAAATAGATGACATCTAAAATGTTAATAGCTATTTGTTTATTATCGATATTTATCATCACCTATGTCCACTCATTTTTAATGGATGTCAGTGATGATAAATATATTTTATATTGTTTATTTCCTATTTAATATTCTGCCAAAATACCCCTTGATATAATTCATGTTAGTTTGGTTAGAAGTGAAATCTTCTACATAACTTTCAAAAATACATTTATATAGGTCTGCTTCGTTAAAGTCTATAATTTGAGGGCATACTTTAGATGCTAAATTCTTAAAACAGCCTTTTGCCCAGTTACGTAAATTGTTGCTATTCTTATTTATAGCTTCTTCTTCCTCGATTTTTTGAACAATTGTTGATACATAAAATGACTGTCTTCCGTATTTGCTTTCTATATTCTGTTGTAAAATATTGGGATTTCTAAGTAGCCATTCCCAAGTTCTAAGTTCAGGCGTAATTTTTAAAAAGCTAATATTATTTTTGTTTCTTCTAAACAGATCAATATATGCTGCATCAGCATCTGTTTTGTCACTTTTTTTTGAAACTTCTTTATACGTATCTTTTACATCTGCATCAAGCATTGATTGTATTTTGCTTTTAGGATATGACAATGTTGGATATTTTTCCATAAGTTCAATTACCTGTTTATGTCCTCCAACAGGAATAATTTTACATATAATTTTACTATTTATTTCTTTTAGGTATTTAGATAATAAATAATGCATATACCTTTGTGCCATAATATCTTCTACAAGGAAGATGAAATCTGGTCTAAAATCTTCTTCTGTAGCAATATCTCTGAGAATATAAGCAGGATAACAATTATTTAGAACAGATACCTGTCCGTTATTATTTTCAAGATAGATTCTGTGTTTAGCATGCTTTATGAGCGAACTAGAATGGGTCGATAGTATTACTGTTAATTTTTTTTCTTTAGCTATTTTCGTTAGATAGTCATAAAATTTAATTTGTGCAATAGGATGTAGCGCCAACTCTACTTCATCAATAAGAAGAAGACTTCTTTCTTTTATTTTTTCAATAAAGTCAAGAGAGTTTAATAAAAGTCTTTCTCCTAAGCTAAAATTTTGTTCAGAGTAATAATTATTTTTAGGGTCTTTTATAACATATAATTTATTATCCCTATGTAAGTGGCGTTGTTTCCCCTTGGGACTTTTTATTTTTATATATTTTAAGTCATTAAATTTAGAGGTATTTAATATATCATTTAAGGGATTAATGATTTCGTCACTAACTGCATTATGACGCTGATCTTTTAGATCTTTGGGCTCTTGTGCATAAAACCTTAAGCCAGAGGTACTAAGGTATAATATATTTTGACAAGGGAAAGTCTTAATCAGATTACTTTTACTTCTAGGAGTTGGTACCCATCTGATACCAGCTCGATGATAAATAACAGAATCATGTTCAGTGCTATATATAATTTGTGCATCTCTAAAAGAGTCAAATCCTGCAGTACTTGTTTTAATATTTTTACTAAAAGCGAGATTGTCTCCCAATCTATTTAGTGCAATAAGAAGTGTTGTTTTACCACATCCATTTCCTCCCGTCAATAAATACACTCCATTTTTATCTGGGAAAGAGAATTCTAAATAATTAATCGATTTGATATTTTTTAATGTGATTTTATACATGATTTTTTATATTAAATTATAAATATATTTTTAATTATCGGACTATTTTTTATCAGAAAATAGATATGTTTTTTCACTGAAATAAAATATACAATATTATATTTGATTGTTTATTAATATAATATTTTATATAGTAATATCTATTTAATGGTGATATGAATATTTTTATAATATCAATACTTTAGTGCAAGGATTGATAAATATATCGTTTTTATTTTTTACATGTCCATAAATGATTTTCTATCCTTTTTTTTTCTACTGTAGGAGAGAATAGATGATTATAATTATTTCGGTATTTTAATATCAAATTCCTATCAGTCTGAATATTTTTAAAACGATTGATAATATCATCTAATGGTCCTATTTCTATTCCAATCCATTTCCTTTGTTTAATTTCAGCTGTAATGTATGTAGTTCCTGCTCCTCCAAATGGATCAAAAATAGTATCTCCAACATCTGTGGACATTTCTATTATTCTGTCTAATAGTTTGACAGATAATTCATTTGCATCTTTTCTTGCTTTATATTTTGGATGGCGTACTGGTGGAATGTCATACCATACATCAGTAAGGCTTATACCTAAGGGATTCATTTTATTTTTGTATCCACCATAATCCTTTATTTCATTAAAACATTTTCCACAAACTTCCATTGGTAATCTATCAGGCTTAAATGTTTTTGGTTTTTCTCCTTTTACATAATATAATAAAGAATAATGAGATGGATATAACCGTCCTTTGATTGGCAATGAATATTTTATATCAACAGAAATCCAATGTCTAAATGTTAATCTTTCATTTAAATATAAAGATAGATAAGTGTTCCATTTAGGAAGGTTCCAGATAAAAAGACTTCCTCCTATTTTTAGAGTTCTAATGCATTCGTCTAACCACTTCTCACACCATTCTAGATATTCGGATTTTTTAAGATTATCATTAATATTAGATGGATATAACTTATTTAAATTAAAGGGGGGATCTGCGAAAATTAAATCGAATGATTCGTTTTCAAGTGTGGATAATAAATCCAAACAATCACCATGGTATAACTTTCCAAAGTTGGTTTTAAATGCCAACTCTACATTAGTGTTATTGATTAGATCAATATTATTGTCTAATGACAAAATGGATGATTTATTACTGAGGCATTCTTTAAGCTTTTGTGTGTATATCCCCATTTTTAACATGATGTCAAATTTGGAAATACCTATTTTTTGTTCTATTCTATTCAATACTCCGGAGTCAGGCAGTATATGATTATTATTATAGTATTCCAACATTTCAAATGGAATCTCTAATAAAATAGAGATTTGCTCTTTTTCTTTTTTATTTTTATTTAATATGCCTATTGCTTCATAAAATGATTTCATATTCTTACATAGCTATTAATAAATTCAGACTATAGTCTGTTGACTATGGCGACTATAGTTTGCAAATTTGCAAAAAAAAATAATATGAAGGAAGATTGTTTGATAAAAAACTTTGGGATTTTTCTCTCTTCATTAAGAACTGATAAGAAAATTTCTCAAGAAAAATTGGCAGAACTTTGCCAATTAGATCGAACATATATCTCTTTACTAGAACGTGGATGTAGACAACCAACCTTGATGACTCTTTTTAAAATATCCAAAGCTTTTAATTTAAACTTGTCATCTTTACTTGAATTATTTGAAAAGCAATATGAAGATAGATAAAGAATTTACTTTATTTGCTAAAGGAAACTTTACGCAAAGTTTAGATTTTAAGATTATCAAAGAGGAAATTCATTCTGCTATTCAGCACGTTGTATGGGGAAGTGAAAATCTTTTTTTGATAAATCCCATAAGGAAAGGTAATGGGGTTGTTCCTATTAAGAAGAATTTTGTGTCATTTTTGCAAAGCAAAGGTTGGTTGGCTGAACAACAGATGACTTGCGTTAATGGTATTAATCCAGGCCCCATTGATGTTATAAAAAAGATTTCACAAGGTGTATTTGCTGTGGAATGGGAAACTGGAAATATATCTTCATCACATAGAGCATTAAATAAAATAGCTGTTGGCATTATTCAAAATAGCTTAATAGGAGGAATATTAATTCTTCCTAAGAGAAGTTTAGCTCAATTTTTGACTGATAGAATTGGAAATTATGAAGAAATAAGTCCTTATTTTACATTATATCAGCATTTAGATATTCAGAATGGTTTTATTGGAATAATTGCTGTTAACTATGATGAAATAAATACTGAAGTTAGTATAATTCCTAAAGGAAAAGACGGGAATGCCATGAAATAGAAGAAGATGTTTATTTTATAAATCATTGTAAAAGATCATTATAAGGATGCTTATTTATAAATTAAGACAAGAATAGAAATAAATATAATAGAGCTTAATTAATAAAAGAATGAATAATTGAGAGTCGAAAAAATGTAAACTAAATCATATATTAACCCCATTTCTAGGTTTACGTTTCATCCCACGAAGTATTTGTGCGGATTGTTCCTGATAGGATAGAGGTTGGCTTTGTTTTTTGCCAGCCTCTATCCATTTAAGGAGTTCATCCTCATAGAAATATAATTTCTTACCGCGTTTATAGGCTGGGATGAGACCTGTACGAGCAAGTCTGTAGATTGTCGGTTTTGATTTTTGGATAAGTATGCTAGCCTTATCTATGTCAATTAGTTGATGCTGATTATCAAGTTTCTGTGGTTGTAGGGTTTCAACTAATTGGTAAATTTTCTCTACTTGTTCTGTTAAATAGCTTACAGCCTGCGGAAGCTTGTCGAATGTGATAGGTTCTTTTGTCATACTATCTGTTTTTGCTTTTGAGGATTGATACTTGTTCATGTAGTATTTATGAATATAAAGTCTGATTTATTGAATTATATGTGGATTTAATTTAATCAGGCATTCTGTTTCTGAGTGAGACATTTTTTTGATTATCGTGTTGATTTCATTTTCTTTCATGGTATCAGCAAATACTTTTTTAATGAATTCTGCTGTATATGAACGTCGTTTACCTAATGCTTTACCTATGTTCCAACCCAAATGCATAACATCTATAGCTTTCAATTTTGAATCTACTTTTATAGGAATAATATCAATAGCAGTTTTATCCTGAAAGAAATCTGAAATATAAGCACAGAGGCGCTGCAGATTTTCTTGGCTTGTATAGGCAGCCATTGTTTGATGAATGTACGTATGTACTAACTCTAGCTTTTTATCGTTCGTACGTTTCTGTTCTGTAATAGTATTCGAACGGAGTTTTTCATATCCCATAAATGCTTGTTCTGGTGCAATCACAGAATCATTAAGATGTTCATGGATAGACAAAGATTTGCTATGATGACATAAAAATATGATTATCTCATACAATGCAATCTGCATTGATATATATAATCCTATAGATATTATAAAGACCGATATAAAAATAATATTTGAGCTGAACTGATCAAAGCCTGCATTGATTGCTTCAATGCGTATGGCAAGTGCCATAAGAAGTAATGTTCCAGCTACACTAGAATCTAAAATAAAATATTCAAATTTCTTCAAATACATAAGCCGTATGTTTAACTGTTCGTGAGCAAAGGTAATGTTTACTGATTATGTATTATCAGAAAATGACAAGAGTGACATCAGACTTCATCAAACGTCACTAATTGTCATAAATAGTTTGATTATTATTGGGAAAGTAAGAAGTGTTCAGATGGAATAGGGGCGGATTAATTTATGGGATTGAATATAAGACTTGAATTTATAATTTATCATATAATAAACAAAAGTGGTATCCTTTCTATATTATATGATAAGTTACGCTATAATTCCAATAATTGTTCCGCTAATGGCGCATAATATTTTTGTACTTCTTCAGCTGTTGGAGTATGACCGCCAGGAAAGTGGTATGAATATTTATAATGCATTAAAAATAAAGGCTCATAGTGTGCTAGATGGTCATTCTCACCAAATATTCCCCATATATTTTCTTGGTTAGCTACCTGACAATTATCCCATTGATGCTGTTGAAGTTCTGCGAATTCATCAATCAATGTTTGGTTAATGACAAGCTGCTGATTTCCGTTAGCTCGTGGTGATTTGTATTCATGCGGACCAATACGTTCCATCAGGAAGCGTGTCATTTCGAAATGAGGATTTCCGAGTAAAGCAGGGATATTGTTTTTAGATGCTACTATCTGTGCCAAAAACGAGCCATTACTGTTTCCTACCAATATATCAGGTTGTTCTTGGTTGCACAATCTTTGGATAAAGTCGATAGCTTCCTGTGGATGCAGGGGTAAGTCTGGACTCAAGACTATTGCCTTACCGCTGAAATATTCTTTCAAGGCAAGAGCTGGGATACATGTACCTGATGCAAAGAAACCATGAAGGAAAAGAATTTTCTGTGCCATAATCAACAACCGCTTCCGTCAATATTACATGTTGCTCCTTCATTGATAGGACGTGAACGTAATCCGGCATCTTCTGGACTCAAAGTAACCGTACCGTCTTCCAATACAAAGCAAGGAATTCCAACGGCTCCAACACTTTTGGCTTCATTAAAGGCCGGATGATGATCTCTTAGTCTCAAGAATGCTTTCAAATCTCTTACGTGTTGACCAATATCGATGACTTCATATTGGTTATTACCTTTTACTTGCTCTTCTACATACGTACAATCTGGACAAGTTTTCATTCCATATATTTTTATCATAGCTGTAGTTATTCATTTAAAGACTCAATTTTCTTCAAAGATAGCGATTTTGTCAGATAAAGCAAACATAAAAACAGGTCATATCCGATAGATTTATCAGATATAACCTGTTAGTAGGTAAGATAAGAGCTATATTATTTCAACGAAATCTTATTCGCCGTCTCTCGCTTCTTGGAATTGACCAAATCAGCATAAATCTGTGTTGTCGAAACATTTTTGTGAGTAAGCATTTTCGATACAGTATAAATATCTGTGCCTAAAGAGATTTGTATGACGGCGTACGAATGACGGAAGCAGTGGAATATACATGGCAAAGCAAGCGACAGCGAACAGGTAAAGATTAAACGTAAACCGTTAGGAATAAGCGATATTTCAGTATTTTGCAAAGTTGAGAAAATGCAAACGGCAACGGAATATTGAGGTTGTTCAGTTACCAAACCGTTAGCCGGGCAGTTACCGAAACGGGAATAGGTAACGACAAGCGATGAAAAGAAATCCTCACCGTTTTGTTTGCACTCATACACAGTGTTTTGCGTGTCAAGGGACGCTTATATGGCAAGTAAATTTGCACTTAAAAGTATAGGCGTATGAAAGTAGAAAAATTCAAGGTGCTGCTCTACCTAAAAAAGAGCGGACTGGACAAGTCGGGCAAGGCTCCCATCATGGGACGCATCACCGTGAACCGCACGATGGCGCAGTTCGGCTGCAAGCTATCCTGTACTCCCGAACTGTGGAACCCACGTGAAAGCCGTCTGAACGGCAAGAGCAAGGAGGCGGTGGCAACCAATGCCAGGATTGAGAAACTGCTGTTGGCGGTGAACAACGCCTTCGACAGCCTTATGAGCCGTAAAGTGGATTTTGATGCCACCGATGTGAAGAATCATTTTCAAGGCTGCATGGAAACACAGATGACGCTCATGCGAATGACGGATGTTGTCTGTGATGATCTCAAAGCCCGTATCGGTATTGACCGTGCGAAAGGAACTTATCCCGGCTATCACTATATGCGTCTGACACTCGGAGAGTTCATCAAGCATCAGTACAAGGTCAAGAATTTGGCATTCGGGCAACTTACGGAACAGTTCATCCATGACTATCAGACATTCGCCATGGAAAACAAGGGATATGCGATAGATACCGTCCGCCATCATCTTGTCATTTTGAAAAAGATATGCCGTCTGGCGTATAAGGATGGCTATGCCGACAGAATCCACTTCCGGCATTTTACCTTGCCGAAGAAGACTGAAACGACACCACGGGCATTGAGCCGTGAATCGTTTGAGAGAATCCGGGATGTGGAAATACCTGCTTACCGCAAATCCCACATGTTGGCAAGGGATATGTTTCTCTTCGGGTGCTACACCGGGGTCTGTTATGCGGATGTTGTCTCGATTACCCATGAGAATCTATATACGGATGAGGACGGGGCTTTGTGGCTGAAGTATCGAAGAAAGAAAAACGAACTCCGTGCCAGCGTGAAACTGTTGCCCGAAGCGGTTGCGCTGATTGAGAAGTATCACAGCGAGGACAGGGACACACTGTTCCCTTTATTGCATTGGCCAAATCTCCGAAGACACATGAAGGCGTTGGCGACATTGGCTGGCATTAAAGACGACTTGTGCTATCATCAGGCGAGGCACAGTTTCGCCTCGTTAATCACGCTCGAAGCAGGTGTGCCGATTGAGACCATCAGCCGGATGCTGGGGCACTCCGATATTTCCACCACTCAGGTATATGCCCGTGTCAGTCCGAAAAAACTGTTCGAGGACATGGACAAGTTCATAGAAGCGACCCAAGATTTCAAACTGACCCTATAAATCCAACAACGATATGCGAAGCACATTTTCATTATTGCCATACATCAACCGCAGCAAGATTAAGGCTGACGGTACGACCGCCGTACTCTGCCGTATAACCATTGACGGCAAGCAGACCGCCATAAGTACCGGTATCTATTGCCGCCCCGAAGATTGGAACGGCAAGAAGAATGAGATAAAGACCATCAGGGAGAACAACCGCTTACGGGAATACCTGCGTCTGACGGAGGAAGCCTATGCCGAGATACTTAAATCGCAAGGCGTGGTCAGTGCCGAGATGTTGAAAAACCATATATCCTTGAATAATATTCATCCGACTACCCTTCTGCAGATGGGTGAATGGGAACGGGAGCGGTTGAAGAAGCATTCCGAAGAGATTGGTTCCACATCCTCCTATCGGGCTTCAATGTACTACCAAAAGTACCTGACGGACTTTATAGCGTCTATCGGGAGAAAAGATCTTCCTCTTGAAGAAGTGACGGAGGATTTCGGCAAGTCCTACAAAGCCCACTTGAAGAAATGCAAGAACTTCGGGGTTTCACAGACCAACCATTGTCTGTGTTGGCTGAACCGGCTGTTGTACCTTGCAGTCGACAAGGAGATTATCCGTGTAAATCCCTGCGAGGACTTGGAGTATGAGACAAAGCCGGAGGCAAGGCACAGGTACATCAGCCGCGAGGAGTTCAGGAAGATACTTTCCACACCGATGTATGACAGGCGGATGGAACTGGCAAGACGGGCTTTTATTTTTTCGACCCTGACCGGGCTGGCGTATGTGGACATCAAGCTTCTTCATCCCCATCATATCGGGACAAATGCAGAGGGCAGACGGTATATCCGCATCAACCGCAAGAAGACAAAGGTGGAGGCGTTCATCCCCTTGCATCCCATAGCGGAGCAGATATTGTCGTTGTATAACACAACTGATGATGAGAAGCCCGTGTTTCCTCTTCCCAACCGTGATGCCCTATGGTTTGAGGTTCACGAGTTGGGAGTATCCATAGGGAAAGAGGAAAATTTGACCTATCATCAAAGTCGGCACAGCTTCGGAACATTCCTGATTTCTGCGGACATTCCGATTGAGAGTATCGCTAAGATGATGGGACACTCTAATATCAGGACGACACAAGGATATGCACGGATAACCGATGATAAAATCTCCAAGGATATGGACAAACTGATGGAGCGCAGAAAGAAAATATCGGCTGGCGAAAAGAAATAAAACAGAGAATAAACATCAAATAATAAACGCATTATGAACAGAGGAATAATTACAATCAGTGAAACAGGAGCAGTTACCATACCGACTGTACCTGTATGGATGACCAAATTTGAAATAGCCGACCTGTTCGGGGTATTCTCGTGCGACATCCGAAAGGCGATACGGGTAATCTACAAGAACAAGGAGTTGAGCGAAGCCGATACAATGCGATATATCAGGCAACCCGATGGTATCAGTTATGACGTTTACAGCCTTGAAATGATTATAGCCATTGCATTCAGGATATGCAGTAAGGAAACCCATTTGTTCAGGCGGTTCGTAATAAATAAAATCTGCGCCACCAAGAAAGGAAATCCGGTCACATTGTTGGTTTCTTATGGCAATGGTGGCAACCTGTGGTATAGCTGATATTCCTCCCGTCAGCCACCTGTTCCCGATGTATGGATGCAAAGGTAGCGTGTGGCTCTGACGTCATTGGCAAGGTCGGGCTGCAGAGCCGTTTCGGGCGGAATCTTCCTCAAACGGGTTTGAGCGTATTCCACCCGAAAATCCTGCCATTGCAAACTACACGCATTTGAAACATCCTCGTGCGGAAAACAAGTAACTGAAAATTCAAAAGAAAATAAAAGACCATGATAACAAAATTTTATAATATGTCTTGTTAAATCAGTTTTTTAGGCCTTGTAGCTATAATGCTATCTAAAGGCTTGTTTTATATAATACATATTCAAAGGAATTTGCTATATTTGTAATCTAATTTAATAAGATATGTCAAAAGGAGAAAATAAAAATTGTTTTGTAATCATGCCTATTGCTGATTGTGATGGGTATGAAAAAGGACATTTTGCTCATGTCTATGACGATATTATAAAACCAGCAATAGATAAAACAGAGTTTACAGCAATAAGGGCAGATGAAGTAAAGGAAACAAACTTTATTCATTTAGATATACTAAAAAAACTTATAGATGCTCCGATAGCTGTTTGTGATTTAAGTACGCGTAATCCCAATGTATTGTTTGAACTGGGAATACGACAGGCATTTGATAAGCCTGTCGTTTTAATACAAGAAAAAGGTACTCCTAAAATATTTGATATTGCTCCCTTGAGATATCTTGAGTATTCAAAAGAGATGAAATATCATGAAGTTCTGGAAAGCCAAAAAAGTCTACAAGAAGCTATTGAAGCAACTAAAGCGGCAGAAGGAGATTCTGGAAATATAAATTCTATTGTTAAGTTAATGGCCTTGAGTTCCCCTGCTATTATACCTAATCTTGACAATTCTAATAAAGAAGTGCTTGCTTTAGATGTTATGCGTTCACAAATGAATGACCTGAAAATGATGATGGAAATGATGGTACATGAGGGGCGAAAAGGTATATCTAGGCGTAGCTCAATTGCAGCTATTGAATATGAACGAATTGTTAACAAATTAGAAAAAATTTCTTCTTTGAAAATGGATATAGAACAAGCTGATCGAGAATATACAAAGTTGATGCGTGATACAGAGGAAATCATGATGAATTGTGGAGGAGAGTTAGATCATCGGATGTTCAAATATTTAATGGATAAAATTTATCGACAAAGAGAAGAGTATTTTTCAACTCGATAAAATGTCTCTAAAATTATATTTTCCCGTCAGCCACCTGTTCCCGATGCTCGGATGCAAAGATAGCGTGTGACTTTGACGGCAGTGGCAAGGTCAGGCGGCAGAGCCGTTTCGGGCAGAATCTTCCTCAAACGGATTTGAGCGTATTCAGTCCGAAAACCTTGCCACTGCCTACCACACGCATTTTGGGCATCCGGCAACGGAAACAAGCGACTGACGGGAAATCAGAAGAAATAGAGGAACGGCTTACGGATGAAGCTAAACATTGATGCTTCATCCGCAAACCGTTCCTTTTTGTTGTACCATTGCTTCCGCAAGTATGGGCAGACGGCAAACTGCGCTCCTTCAAGAAAATCAGGGTGCTTTCAGTCGGTAGGCGGAGCGGTATCCGTCAGCCAGCATCCTTTCGATGTCGGATTCACGGTAGAGGATTTTACCGCCCAACTGAATGTAGGCAATACGCCCCTCGTTACGGTAGTCCTGAAGTGTCCGGCGGCTCACCTTCAACCGTGCCGACACCTCCTTGTCGGTGAAGAAACGTTCCCCGTTCAGTGTCGGGCGATAGTTGGCAGTCAGATGCTCTACATTGTCCAGCAGACGGTCGAGGCTGCCCATGAAGTGGATTATCCACTCGTTGTCTTTGTTAATCAGTTCATTCATACGCTTTGGATTTTAGTGGGTATTATCAGTTATGTACTATACTTGGTTTATATAGTCCTGCCTTTGAATCGTGCTTCCTTCCGTCTGTCCTCCACGATGGAGACGATACGCTGCACGTCTTCGGGACGGTAATAGGTCTTGTGGTTTATCTGTGAATAAGCCAACGTGCCGTTGTCCCTAAGCGTCTGCAACGTGCGTGGGCTGATGTTGAGCATCCGGCACACGTCCTGATTGTCCATCCACTCGCTCATCTTCTTTTCACCGTGCCGATGGCAGATGGCATCCATACGGCTGACGAAGCGGTCGAACTTGGCGACCATCGCCTCGAAGGTCTTTCTTTCGATTGATACGATTTCCATATTGTCTTTCTTTTAGTTGTTATTCCTTTTGCCGCAAAGGAATATACAATACGTTATCCGACAATGGATTTTACAGAACTGGCAGCATGTGGCACTGGTGTGGTAGAGGTTGTCCGGGGTATAGATTATCGCTATCACCTTAATTTCGGTTTTTAGAGGGGAGCCGAAACTCAAATAAGGGCTTAATTAAAAATCGCTCGTGGTTGAGCCTTTGCTCATTCGGACATTCATATCCGGAAAAACGGTGAAGTCCGCACCGCTTTAGCAACCGCCATAAAGCAAAACCACACAAAAATGCCGAGCAGAATCCAAGTGCTTGACAGACTGCACTGAAGCATCTTACTTTGCTCACGATAATCGGTCGAGGTGCTTACCAAGACCACATTCAATAACTTAATCAATTTGTTTTTTACAATGAAGAGAGAGCCAAACATCACAGAGCAGCAGGCTCGTGAAATCGTGGAAAAGATGGGACGCAGGGAATCCTACACTCCCAAGTCGATGAATGACATCTACAGACGTATCGGTCTGGAGCCGGATGAGCCGGAACAGCCCGGCAAGACCGTCACGGAGGAAACGGAGACCGCTATGGCGGATGAACCGTCAAATGAGGCGGTCGGGGAAACGGCAATGCCGCAGAAGCGTGTCAGCAGCAAGCAGCGCAGACTGTCGCTGGAGGAGTACCGCACCACTTATCTCCAAGTCCCCAAGATTGTCAACCGTAAGCCCGTGTTCGTCAGCGAGGAGGTGCGTGACGAACTTGACAGGGTTGTCCGCTTCCTCGGAGGAAAGGGCATGAGCGCATCGGGGCTGATTGAAAACCTCGTCCGTCTGCACCTCGACACCTATCGGAATGACATCGAGCTGTGGCGCAGGCTCTGACGGGATTACGGTAGAATCGGTCAGGTCGGTGAATACACTTCATCGGCTTAACCGATACCCAAAGTGATTTATTACGCTCGGAAATCAATCCGACAGGCGGAGGATTTTTGTGTCCTCAAAGACACAGCAAGATATATTTTCAGTTACCCGAATAATTCTAAGTAACTGAAAATGCCTTCACCGCCGTGGGCAGAATTATCCTCCGCAGTCGGATAATTTCGGGGTTCCTTAATCAAAGATTAAACAATGGACAAGCCATAAAATTGAAAGAATAAGAAGCATGAAAAAGAAGAGCAAGTACGGGAGAAATCCCAAGTTGAACCCGAAGACGCACTGCGTGATGGTGCGCTTCGATGATGTGGAATGGAACAGGTTCCTGACAATGTACGAGGAATCGAACGTGTACGCGAAAGCCGTCTTTCTCAAGGCGCACTTCTTCGGGCAGAAGTTCAAGGTGCTGAAGGTGGACAAGACGCTGGTGGACTACTACACCAAGCTGTCGGATTTCCATGCCCAGTTCCGTGCCATCGGCACGAACTACAATCAGGTTGTCAAGGAACTGCGCATCCACTTCTCGGAGAAGAAGGCGATGGCGTTGCTCTACAAGCTGGAGAAGTGTACCATCGACCTTGTGAAACTGAGCCGGGAGATTGTGGAACTTTCAAGGGCGTTAGAGAAGTGTTACCAATCCAAATCGGACTGATATGGCATCGGTCAAGGTCAAGTTTCGCCCATCCACCATAGGCGGCAAGGAGGGCACACTCTACTATCAGGTGATTCACAACCGTGTGGTCAGGCAGATATATACCGACTATAAACTTTTCGCTTCGGAATGGGACTGCCATTCCGAAGCGGTCATCCTGCACCGTGTTCCAAATGAACAAGAGCGGAACAATCATTTGCTTTCGATAAGTTCACGTATCAGATGGGACAAAGATAGGTTGAACAAGATTATACAAGCCTTATCCCAATCCGGCACATTTGTGGCGGATGATATAGGCATGCGTTTTCAGGATAACAGACAGGAGCAATCGTTCAATGCCTACATCTGTCAGCAGATAGCAAGGCTGAAACGCTTGGGTAAGATACGCACATCGGAAACCTATACGGCGGCATTCCGAAGTTTCAACGGTTTTATGAATGACAAGGAGGTCTTGTTTAACCAGATTAGCGCTGACTTGATTGCGGAATATGAGGCTTATCTGAAAGGCAGAGGCAACTCACCCAATACAATATCGTTCTATATGCGCGTTCTGAAAGCGGTCTATAACCGTGCGGTGGAAGACGGGCTGACAGGGCAGCGGCATCCATTCAAATCTGTTTATACAGGAGTGGAAAAAACCTTGAAGCGAGCCATATCACTTAACGATCTTAAACGCATCAAAGGGCTGGACTTGTCGTTGAAGCCCAATCTTGACTTTGCCCGTGACATGTTCCTGTTCTGTTTCTACACAAGGGGAATGTCTTTCATAGATATGGCTTATCTGAGAAAGAAGGATTTGCAGAACGGTATCCTTTCCTACCGCAGACGAAAGACGGGGCAGCAACTTTTCATCAAATGGGAAAGATGTATGCAGGAGATTGTTGACAAATACCCGATAAATGAAACGGAATATCTTTTACCTATCATCACAAAAAGGAACAAGGATTATCGGAAGCAATACACCAACGAACTGCATAGGGTGAACCATCTGTTGAAGAAAATCGGAAAACAGTTGGACTTGTCGATACCCTTGACAATGTATGTCGGGCGGCACTCATGGGCAAGTATTGCCAAAAGCCGCAATGTACCTATCTCTGTCATCAGCGAAGGTATGGGGCATGATTCAGAGAACACCACGCAGATTTATCTTGCTTCGCTGGATACTTCTGTGGTGGACAGAGCTAATAAGAAGATATTGGATTTGCTGTAAAACCGTGAATGTTTTGCGAATCAGTCCAACGCTTGCCAAGAGACGGATATTATAATGCAAAGTTACGCAAAATAATGATTCTTAGCTCATAAAACGCTGAAAATCTAACCTATTGCCAAGTTTTTGTTTTGCAAAAAATACTGTATGTTTACCGAAATTCCACTTTAAAAATTCACAAACCACTCTGTTTCAACAAAATAATTCTTAGTAACCGTCTCTTGGCAAGAGATGAATAAGGAAATAATAAAATATCTGTAATAATGAGATTATTCGACATATTGAAAAGAAACGAACTTAACGCACCAGACTTAGACAAGTTAAATGTAATGTCACATAAGACCTTATATGCGACTTTCGGTGAACCTATGAGTATGTATGATGTAATCAGGCATTACTTATATATTTAATTGTAAAGCATTGAATTTTCAACTCAAATAAGATTTCGTTATGAACTTGTCCATTTCAATTGATACATGGGTTTGCTTATGTAGCATTTTTATTGTTTTTATTTTCTGTTCCATTATTGTATTTAGATATAGAAATAGTGAGAAATTAGTGGCTAATCGCCGGATGGTGGAATTTTTTCCCTCTTTGGTTTCCACCCTTGGTGTATTGGGTACATTTTGGGGAATAACCAAAGGTTTGATGGCTTTCGACACCACAGACCTTGATCGCTCTATCCCTGATTTACTTGATGGCTTGAAAACAGCCTTCTTTACATCTTTGGCAGGTATGGTTGGTTCTATGATTCTATCTGCTTTTATTAGTAGGAAACAAGATGAAAAAGACGGAGGTGTTTCCGACATAAATCAAGCCGCTGGTGAAATAACCAAAGCGGTAAAAGCGATGAGCGATGCCAATACAGAAACGATACACTCTATTCAGAAACAACTGACAGAACAAGAGGCTGACCGCAAGGCTTTTTACCGAACAGTTGGTGAGGTAATGTCTAAGATGTCGGAAACACAAAAAACTATGACCTCCGCCATTGACTCGTTGGTTGTTTTACAACGTAGCCAAGAGAACACTCTTGCTGATATAAAGGAAGTAAACTCTTCTATGCTTGTTTCATTTGGGAACCTTGAAGAAGCCACGAATGAACAAACTGTGTCTATTAATTCTGTATTGAAATATACACAAGAAGTTAGCGAGTATACGCATCATCTTGGAGAAATCCTTGATGTAATCTCTGGTATAAGTGGTACAGAAGACGAAATTAATGAAAAGGTTGGAAAACTAAAGGAAATAATACACGGCGAGGTCATTGAGATAGAAGATAATATGACCAAAACAAATGAGTTATTAGAAAGGAAATTCAATGAATTCACCGAACTCCTCAAGAAGAGTAATACCGAAGCTCTTGTCGATGTAATGAAAAAAGTGACCGAAGAATTTCAAAAACAAATGAACGCGCTTATTAACAAACTCATTCAAGAAAATTTTGACCAGCTTAATAAATCAGTGGAGAAACTCAATCTTTGGCAACAGGAGAATAAAGAAATGATAACCTCGCTTACTCGTCAGTACAAAGATATGTCTGATAATTTCGAGGCTACTTCTTCTTCACTTACCCGCGTAAAGGATGATACGTCTATTCTTGTTAGTGAAGGTGGTAAATTACACCAGCTTGTTGATGCGCTTAACCAAGTTATTATTGAGGACAAGAGGTTCATTGAAGTCACCAAGGAACTGCATGAAACTGCCAATCTTTCCAAATCTAATATGGAATCGTTTAACGAATCTACTCAAAAACTTAACGAATGGGTACGCAAACAACGTAATTTCGTGGATGGAGTACAACTTCTCATTGCGAAACTTGAAGAACTTAACAAAATACGTGATTATGGGGAACAATTTTGGCAAGGCACAAAAGATAAAATGGAAGAAGGAGTTGGTATCATAACAAAGGGGTCACAAACACTCAATTCGCAGCTTACTTCGCTTGACCGTCAATTCTATGGTCGCCTAAGTGCTACTCTTGCCGAACTTGATAACTGTATTACTAAGATGGTAGAACAAATAGGTAAACGCAGATAGATATGGCTAAAACGAATGTATGGTTGTCAGTTTCAGACCTTATGACAGGATTGATGGTGATTTTTCTTTTTGTTGCAATCGCCTACATTAGCCGTGTACAAAAGAATCAATCCGTCCTTACTGATTATGTGGAAACCAAGAATGAGTTGCACAATAAACTTGTTAAAGAGTTTGAAGGTGACACTCTCAAATGGCAAATGACAATAGGCAAGGACCTTACTATGAAATTTAAAGAACCGACAGTTCTTTTTGCTACAGGGTCATCAGAATTGACACCTCGTTTCAAGGAAATTCTAGAAGAGTTTTTACCCCGCTATTTCAATATTCTGTTAAATGATAGTTTACGTTCTAATATCCAAGAAATTCGTATTGAGGGACATACAGATGATGTACCGATGCCAAGTCGACATCCAGACCCCTATATAGCCAATGCCATGCTTTCCCAAGATAGAGCATTGGCGGTGGTTAAATACTTTCGCTCTATGTCACAGTTTGAAATGTATTCGGATAAACAGAAACAATTACTTGAATATTGGTTTACTGCCAATGGGCTTTCTTATGGAAAAGCTCTTGATGCAGATGGAGATTTTATTATTCGTTCTGGTAAACCTATAGACCGTACTTCTTCACGACGTGTGGAGTTTCGAATAGTTACTTCCGGTGATGAAATTCTTGAGAATTTTGTAAAAGAGAATACCAAATGAGCTTCGATTTTGACATAGACGCAGAGGAAGATTGGTTCTTCAATACTGACCCGATTTGTGACTTTCCTAATTTTAAGAAAAGCCTTACTGATATGGGAATACAGATTGGAACTGCTGGTGCTTGGCGTTCAGTCGGTACAGTTGATGTACTGCCTGAAGACATCGGTGAGCGCATTCTCTTTGAAGATGGTGGAATTTTTTATATTGATGATGAAGGAGTTAAACGCCGTGGTTTTATGTATAAGGCTCGTTTCTATTTTGAATGGCAGGGACATGTCAGCCAACCTAAGTTTCACGTTTGTAAATGCACAGCTATCGAAAACTTTGGACGGGAAGCTTACCGTTTTGCCAATGCAGAACCAATAAAAGTGTATTCTCGAAATGCTCATAAAGAAGTGGAAGTTGAGGGAATGGAACTATGTGGTTACTGCAAGCGTTTGTTGATGGATGAAGAAGCAATGCGAGTGAATGATTCCACCGATTTTGTAGAAATTCTAAAAGAAGCAGGGGATGTAGAAGAACCTGCTGAGTACGATGTAGATATTTTTGGTTATGTTAAAAATTGGGAAGAAATATCTCTCAACTATCGCACCAAAAAGAGTTTTACTTGTGAACGCTGTGGAACCCATGTTGAGGACGGTTTCGACCATTTTTATATGCAAACACACCATAAGAACGGTGTGAAAACAGATAATCGAGAAGGTAATCTTGAATGCCTGTGTATCAAATGTCATTCGGAAGTGGATGATACCCATCGCCGTAATTTTTCTTCTGCTGCTCAAAAGGTTTTAATAGAAGATTATATGCGCAAGTATCATGGGAAAGAATCTGATTCGCTAATTTCTCGTCTTATGAAAGCGGTGCGTAATCGGCAAGAGCCGCCAACAATAATAGATGATGAACTGCCTTTTTGAGTATACGATTAAATTATCGTTTCTGTACTTTGTCAAAATTATAGTGATTAATGAAACCTATGAAAACTACTGGTGGCAATTGATTCTATATATTTTTTATAATTTAGCAGAGAAATAACTCACAAATACAAACTGTTAATCAAATAAATTTTGTTACCTTTGCCAATAGATAAAGCGTTCTTTTGAATTACTGCAAAACGAGGTGAAATACAGAATTTTGCTGGTTTCTAAATCGTTACCTATTAAGCTGAAATATTTTGCAAGTGCTTGAATTTTAGCGAGAAAGAAAATACGCTATGTCTTCCGCAATGGAAAGTCAGGTTCTTCTTCAGTCCCGCTGTCAGACTCCAACGCTGCAATTCGAGAGAAGTCCACGAACCGTATGTAAATCCCACAAATACGAAATCGTCAGGGTTGCCTCTCTCTCCGAGATATTTCTCTGCCTGCGGAGTAATGTCGAGATATTCCTGCCCGCCGGTTTTCTTCTGCTTGAACACGATTCGCGTGTACTCACCGAACTTTTGCACTTCGCTCCACGTGAGTTTCTGAATGTCGCTTTTACGAAGCCCGGTAAGGCATGAGAAGAGGAACGCGCGTTTCAGGATAGGATAACGGCAAGGAGTAGCGGCCAACAGCCTGACTTCCTCCAGTGTCAGGTAATCCCGTTTTACTTCTGCGGCCTTGAACCCTTCTATGCCACGGAGCGGATTGATAGGAATGATCCGTTCATCGAAAGCCTGATTGATACAGGCCCGCAGTTTATTGAAGTAGGACACTTTGGAGTTTTGCGACAGTCCCTGAAACGTGTCCCTCTCCCTGCGTGGTCCGACACGTTTGTGCGTATCCTTTTCCACATTCTCCAAGAACTCCTTGAATCCCATGATAAACTCCGGCGTAACGTCACGGAATGTGGTTTTGTCGTCACAGTAGACTTCGAGATAACGAAGACAGCTTCTCCAGTTGCCCCAGTTACCTTTTGAATCCGGATTCTTGCGACGCTCTTCCACCATATTGCGGTAATACTCCAAGAAGGGAGTATTCTCCTTGAACTGATGGGTGAACGAGTATTCCCCGTTCTGTATCTCAATCAGACGTTTGGATTTTATCGCTTGTGCAGTAGCCAATGTCTGACGATTCTGTTCTTTCTCTATGGGCGTTTTCGCATCTATCAGGTACAGTTTTAAGTATTCCTTGTGGCGTTTACCATTCCGGTAGATGTCGAGAAACAAACTTATGTTGCCGTTCGATAACTTCTTTTCCCGAAGTTTCACGGGTTCTTTTTGCGTTATAGTCTGCTTTGCCATATCTGTTTTCTATAATTTATTAAATACTTCTTGCTGTTTGTCCCTCCTTTTCGGGGGACAGTTTTTTGTCCCTCGCTGTCCCTCCGGGGGACAATCTGGGGACAAAAATAACGAAAAAATATGTAAATGCACAGAAAACACGAAGAAAAAGAGAAAATGAATTTCTCTTAAAAATAGCTGATATAATGCGTTTTACGGATTTATATTTGCTCTTTCTTGGCTTTTCTTTTCATTCGGTTATTTGCCGATGCAAAAGTTTTGAAATATATTTTGCAATGTTTCTTCCGAGGTTATACCTCCTTCTGCAACAATCTCAC